GGAAAAGCGTGGTTTCCCAACGCTTACAGATAGAATATCACAATCGGAATCAATGGGTCAAACCCTGTTTTACCAACAACATCTGTACTGCTTTTGGTACTATCTTTCTTTTACCGCCACTCCTCCCCGTTTGACCCCTACACCGTTAGTGTAGTGCGCTAGGGCGTGGGTTAACACCCGGACGACACCCCACTTGCACGACACCCCTTTAGTGCTTATCTTTTGAACTATGGCTATAGAAGACCACCCAGCAAGAGCAAACCAGGCATATTTTGAGGCTGCTAGAGGCATCGAGACTGTTCTCGAAATGCAAATCCATCGGTTGCGCATGGAGTACGACCATGAGCAAAAGCTGGTTGATGAAGCAAAAGCTAAGCAGCAGATGCTTATCGAAGAAGACATCAGACATAAAGAGAGGTTTGTCGAGGCCATTGCCAAGCTGACAGACGCCATTAACAGCACCTACGCATATATAGATGAAATTGTCCCTGTTTCGGTTTTCCCCTCATCACTAGTAGACGCTGGCGATGAGACTGACCCAGCTGCTGCCGAAGATTACATGGATGCGCTAGATGCTCTGTCTTATAAAGAAACACTAGATTTTGCCCAAATGCAGACGCAGCTAAAAGATTTGTTAGCAAAGCGTAAAGAGCTAGAAGAGGAAGACGAGCTGCACCAGCAAATGATGCCAGACCATATCCAAGAGGTTAAACAAGCAGAAATCAACCACTCTATTAGAGCTGCTCAGTTAAAACATGACCTAGAGATGAAGGTGGGGATGCGTTCTGCTGAAATGAGGCAAGCGATAGCGACCTACTACAAAGACCCAGAAATGTTCATCAAAAAAGAACACGCTGAAGCCTATCGTCAAGCGCAAGCGAAAATGGCTATAGCATACGAAAGGGGTGCTAATGATGAACAAGCTTTCGATGTTTGGGAAAGTGAGTATGTCGGGCAAATCTATGACGATGAACCACCGCCCGATTCAGCTGCAGTGGACTTTGCGTTCTATCAAGATGAACAGCACGAAAAAACCAAAGCTGAACGTGATGCGTTTCAAGCAGAGGTAGCTAAAAAAGATGCCGAACTCGAAGCTATGCAGCAAAGGCTGAATGTTTTTCGTGGGGCTGCGCTGAAATCAGCGAAACAAAGTCCGGCTGATGTTGTAGCAGAGCGTCATCAATGGAAAACACTAGAAGTTCATCCTGGTGATTTCAACCATATGAAATACGCAAAGCGATTTTTAAATAAGATGAAGCCGTTGGGTAAACCCATCGAGGTGTTATTGGACGACCGAAATTGGAAGGGGGAGTTTGATAACCACGCAAGAAGAGCGTTGGCTTTGAGAGGTGGGAAGTTGATTGATGGGAGACGTTTTAGCGTCTTTGTCAATCGATGGGTTGAAATGAATAAGTTTGAATGTGTGTTTGAGGATGGGGTGGAATGTCAGCTGGCCTTACAGGAAAGTGTAGTGAATAAAGGTAAGTATGCTCTTGGTACAGCGTTCTATATTGACACAACCAAATGGACGCTAAAGTTTGAACAAAATGAAGAGCTGCATGGTGTACCAGCTGACGCTGCGCAAAATAAGGACAATACACCAGAGCAACTTGCCGAATGGCATAAGGTGATAAAAAGCTATCTGGTGCAGTGACAAGTTATCACTTCCCCTTGAACTGACCAATCGATTTAATACCGAATGATGCGCCTATAGAGGCCAAGATGCCCCATGATAGCCATTCAGGGCAGTCTTCCTTTAGCACCCTGAAACCTTCAGCAACATAAGGCTGCGCTGCTGGTATCATGCAAGCAGCTATCACTACGACAAAGAATACAGTCCATAGCTCGTCCTTCCAGCTATTGTCGCTGGCTTTCATAGCCATCTGTTCCCAGTCGCCAGTCTCTTCGACCTTTTTGACCTGGGCTTCTATCTTTGCGACTTCCAGCTTTTGCTTAGCCTCAGCTTTGACTTGTTTGTTTGTCATCCACTGACCAGCCAAAGAGGCTATGGGTGATATCAATGCTGTCCACATTAGCTTTTCCTAAACCTGTGCCTTAAAAAGACGATTACGTTAATGAAAGTGTTGAGAGTGACCATCGCCACCAGCCAGTATTGCAGCTCAATCGGCATGGAATAGCCTATCGTGGTTGCGCTTGGCTCTAGCTGGCAGCTGTCTTGCGTACTCGCTGTCCATTAGTTCGACTGCAGCCTTTGTGTAGTTTCTGGTCTGCAGCCCCTCTTCGATGTAGCCAAGCGTCTTCTTGAACTTCTTCAATCTGCTGATGCCGAGGTTAAAGCAGAGGTCAACTAGCGTTTCTTGGACTGCACTAGGATGGTCGTTGAAGTGGGGAATGTGTAATTCCAGCTCAGCGATGCAGATAGCAATATCTTCGTCCAGCATCTGGTTAGCTGTAGCTTCGCTGATGCCTCTATCTTCGATATTACGACCCACCCCAATGGTTAGCTTTCCGGCTGTGCATTTGTAGGGCTTCAGCCTTAGCCCCTCTTCTCTTATAAGATTGTTCTTTAATCTGTCTTTATTCATGTCTCTCACTTTGCGAACACGAAAGCCCCTATCAGTGATGCGACCAGCAATACTACTGTAATCACACCGACAGCAGCAGCTTTCAGTGTTTCCATGTTCTTATGATGTTGTCGCCTACGCTCTATCAGAGCCTGTCTGGCGGCCTCTCTGGCCTCTCTGATGCGCTTCTGGCGTTCTGCTAGTATTCCTGCCCACGTTCCATGACCGAAGCGCATATCGATAGCGACAGCGACCTCCTGGAGCTTCTCCTGGGCAAGCTTATGCTCGATGACCTCTTTGGCTACAGTCTCTGTGCTGAAGGGGTCGTGTTTTGATGCTTGTTTGTTTCTTGCTGTTTGCAGCTGCTGTTCGCCTCTGAACAGAAGGTCAATCTGGTCGCCCAGTTCAGCAACTGAGTTATAGGCGTTGATGCCCTGCTTGATATGCTCAGTAACCTTAGTGACAAGAGCAATACCAGTGAGGGCTGCTGTCACTGGGTCAACCATTTCAATCCTCGTTTTTGTAAAGTTTCCAGAGCTTGGCGCAGACATAGATGATGGACACGACACCTAACACCAGTGCCATCCATTCGTTCAACGCAGGAAGCCACAAGGGGGCTGAAATGCCCCCTGTAGCGATAGCAATATCATTCTGGTTCATTAGGCGTTCTCCAGCGCAACCACTCTAGCCAACAGAGCATCATAATCGCTCTGCAACTGGTCATGCTTGTCGGATAGTTCACGCACTGCCTTCCACAGGATTGGGGTCATATCGCCCATTGTGAAATGCTGGACATCAAATTCGTAAAGGTCATCATATTCATTATAGCTGACACGAGCATCTGCATATTCTTCTGGCAGTTGAGCAGCTACGTCTTGAGATACAAACCCAAATTCTCGCTGATTCCATTTCTCTGTGCCAGCTTGATATGCCTCTTCATCGACAGTAAAACTCTGCTTTAAAGTTGGGTCATCGTATAACTCTTCTATCGTATAAACAGGAGTGTAATAGTTAGCACGATTGTTCTTGTAGAACGCTTTGGGTGTAATCGCATTAACGAAGGATAAACCTATCGTTAAATCTTCGATTTGCACCTTATCCCGATAGTCTGAGGTAGCTGAAATAGATGTGTCCTGACATTTCAGGTTGCTGATGCTTAGATTGCCCAATGTGAATGTATTATTGGCCTGTGCGCGAGCCTGAAAGCCAAGAGCCGTACTGTTTTGATGTGTTGCCCCAGCCCCTTGACCAGCGGCAAATGAAGTATGGCCTTGAGCGTATGACCCTGAACCAAAGGATTGAGCTAGATAACCAGATGCAGAACAGTATCGACCAACCGCTGTAGACCATTGTCCAGATGCAGTTGAGTTCACACCAATGGAAACAGAGGTAGCACCTGACGCATTACTGCCATTACCCATAGCGATACCATCAGTTGTATTGGCTGATGCAGTACCAGTTCCATAAAGTGCAAAGTTTGAGGGTAAACCACCGCTAGAAGCGGCTGGTGTAAAGGTAAACACGCCAGTGGTGTTATCGTATGCCAGTGAACCACTGCCAGAGGCTGTTGCTGTTGATACAGACAAATCAGACAGAGCAATGCCACCAGCGTTATCGTCAACGTATTTCTTTGTTGCCAAATCGTAGTCGTTAGATGGGCTATAACTTGTGTTACCAACTCTAATAGAAGTATAGCCAGTTGTGTTGCTAGCATCGCCTAGCATTAGCTGGTTTGCAGTTGAGGTTGTAGCGTTGTAGCCAATCGATGTGCTGTAGTTTCCCGTAGCAGAAGCTAGATAACCCAGACCAATTGCTACTGTTCCACCAGTTGAACCTTGCCCAAGGGCGATACCCCTGTTGCCATTCACTGTGCTGCTTTGGCCTAGTGCCACCCCACCATCGTTTCCAGATGTTGCGGCAGAGCCAATAGCTACTGAAGCACCAGCTGTACTAGATGATGTCTCACCAATAGCGATTGCGTCTGTGCCTGACGCTGCTGCGGCTGTCCCTGTTGAATTTACAGACAGATAATCAGAGCCACCACCGCCACTGCCACCAGCCGCCCCTGCGATTTCTGTTGCAGAGATGAAGGATGTGCCTCTGTCAGAACCAGTGTCATCGGTGTCTGAAACAGTACGATTTAAGTAGAATGTTTCTGCGTTTCTACTGACTATGCCTATTTTGTAAGTGACTGCTGATGTTGTATTAGGTTCGTCAAAGAAAGTATAAGAACCAAACTCAGGGGTGCTGCCAGCGTTACTATGGAAGGTAGTAGGCAAAGTAGCCACGCCAACAAGTCTGCTTCCAGAAGCGGCAGCGCCTAGTTTTGTAGTGTTTCTATAAAAGAACACCATTGCATTGTAAGGGTTGCTAGCATCCCCATGCTCACCAAATACCTGTGCATCTAGCCGTATCTTACTGCTGGTACTGCTTGGTGTAATGGTAACCTGAAGGTCGGTATGCAATACAGTGTCTGTTGCCGCACTAAGGCTGACTGTAGCTGTGTCTGTCTTTTGGGCGTACTGCATCTGAAGAGTACCACCAGCAAGCCAGCTGTAACCACTACCACCGCTGCCTGAAGTATCTGCTGGAGTAAAGCTGAATACGCCTGTCGTATTATCATAAGACAGTGAGCCATTACCAGATGCAGTGCCTTCAGTTACAGAAAGGTCAGTAAGGGCAATGCCACCTGATGCTATCGTTTCTGGCTGCCAGCCGTTTGTGGTGTCATAGGTTAGCACTTGCCCATCAGTCGGGGCTGTAGAGGCCACGTTAGACAAATCAGATAGGCTCTCGCCAGTGATGTCTGTCAGATATCCAGCAAGGCTAGCTATAGTAGCGTAGCTAGAAAGGTCTGGTGGTGTTAATGTAAACTGAC